CGCGCTGCGCAAAGCCGAGTTCACCACCCAAACCCCCGTCAAGCCGGCCGCCAAGGCCGCCCACAAGGAATCCTGATCATGCTCAGCAATGAAGCCTCGGCCAGCACGACCGTCATCGTGCTGAACCCGGTGTCGGCGGCCAACACCGCCGCCGCCACCTCCGGCTGGATCGACGTCCGCGACTTCGAGGGCGACATCATCCTCATCCAGCAGGTCGGCGCCGTCACCGGCTCGATCACCACCACGGTCGAAGACGCGACCAGCGGCGCGGGCGCCGGTGCGGCCACGCTCACCGGCTACGCCTTCACCGCGGTCAGCTCGGCCAACAACGTGCAGAAGCTGGTGATCCCGGCCGGCCTGCCGCGCGGCTGGATCCGCACCGTGGGCACCGTGGTCACCGGCCCGGCCATCACGGCCGTGTCCGCCACCGGCCGCCCGAAGTACGCCTGACGTGGGCCAGAACGCCACCCTGCGCGCGCTGGATGCCGACATCCACGCGGGACTGCTCGCCGCAGGGTTGGCGGACACCGGCACCTACACGCCGCCTTCGCCCCCCGGCGGGGCGGCGTTTCCGGTGCGGGTGATGCGCGACGACGTCCAGGTCGACACCTTCGGCGAGACCCGGCCGGTGCGCAGCACGCGCATCGAGCTGGTCTTCCTGCGGGCGGACTTCACCACCGGCCCGCACCCGCGCGGCACGGTGGTCGTCGACGGCGCGACCTTCGTGCTCGAAGACCTGGTCGAGGAAGACCAATCCATCAGCCGCTGGGCGGTGCGCTGAGATGGGCACCTACACCCCCCACACCACCGGGCTGGTCGGCCACGTCGCCACCCTGCTGGGCGCCATCCAGACGCCGGCCTGGCGCACCAACATCGGCACCAACGTCAGCACCGAACGCGAGCAGGCGCTCGACACCGAGGCGCCGTTCTGCGCGGTGATGCTGGTCGGCTGGGAGTCCACCGCCGAGGGCACAGCCGTGCGCCGCGACTGCGAACTGCTGGTCGAGGCCACCATCGCCGCCGGCGCGGCCGACGCCGAGGCGCAGGCCCGCCTGGTTGCCGAGGACATCTTCGAGCGCTTCCGCAGCGGCAGCACCACCACCCTGGCCAGCGGGGTCGAGGCCGTGATCCGGCCCAGCGACTCGGCCGCCATCGAACGCCCGGATGGTGCGGCCGCCATCACCGTGCGGCTGACCCTGCGCGCCGAGATCTACGAGCTGTTCTAGCACCTCCCCCCGACCGCTTTTCCAGCCGCGCCGCGGCATCCACTGAGGACACTCCACCATGGCAATCATCACCGCACGCGGCGCCGCCTTCGACATCGCCGCCACCTTCGGCACGACCGTCTCGGTCACCGCCGCCACCAACGTCGCCAGCTCCGTCGTCTCCGTCGGCGCCGGCCACGGCTTCGTGATTGGCGACTTCGCCGAGATCCTGACCGCCGCGTCCTGGCAGCGCGCCGAGGGCCGCCTGTACCGGGTCTCCAACGTCGCCACCAACGACATCACCTTCGAGGGTTTCGACACCACGAACACCAGCCTTTTCCCGTCCGGCGGCTTCGTCGGCGGCACGGTGCGGCGCGTGGCCACCTGGGCCACGATCAGCCAGGTGCAGAACCTCGAGCTGACCGGCGGCGACCAGCAGTTCACCGACATCACCGGCATCGGCGACCTGATCGGCAAGCAGTTCCCGACCCTGCGCTCGCCGCTCAACGCGGCCCTGCCGGTGTTCTACGACCCCGCGCTGGCGTGGCTGCCCACCGTGCGCGCCGCGTCCGAGGCGTCGGCGATGCGCGCCCTGCGCGTGCGCGGCCCGTCCGGCATGCGCCTGGTGATGAACGGCTACGTCAGCTTCCTCGACGCGCCGACGATCGACGGCGACGTGCTGCGCGGTGTCGTCAGCTTCGCCGGCACCAACGTCCCGACGGTCTACGCGACGTAAGCGCACAGGGCAGCGGGAACTTCGCCCGGCCTCGCGCCGGGCGCTTTTTCCCGCTGCCCGTTTTCCCCGTTCCACCACCACAACAAGAGAGGATCCCGCCATGTCCAAGTCCATCCGCGAACAGGCCGCCGAAGCGGCCGCCAAGGTCGGCGCCGTCGTCCAGATCACCGTCGAAGGCATCGACGAGCCGGTGCACGTCGCCCGGCTGTCGCTCGAGCAGCGCTCGAGCGTGGCCGACACCGGCCTGCAACCCGGCCGGCGCGCCAACGTGGCCGCCGCGCTCAACCTGCTGGCGATCGCCGTGGTCAAGCCCGCGCGCGAGAACGACCAGCTGGTGCCGTACATGTCGCGGGACGAGTGGGCCGCCTGGGCCGGCGAGCACACCGAGGTGTTCTACCGCCTCGCCGTGGCCGTCAACCAGGCGCAGGGCGACGCCACCGCCGAGCAGACGGAAGCGCTGGGAAACGACTGACGGCCGACCTGCACGAGCGGGTCATCACCGCGCTGTGCTTTCGCCTGGGGATGACCCGGGCGGACCTGCGGGCCCGCATGAGCGCGCAGGAGTTCGGCCAGTGGGTGGCGATCTTCCTGGTCCAGCCGTTCGACGATCGGCACCTGTACGACCTGCCGCAGGCGCTGGTGCGCGCCACCCTGATCGGCCTGCAGGGCGGCAAGCCGGAGGTCGAAAAGCTGCTCTACAGCAAGGCCGGCAAGGCCGAAAGCCTCGATGACGTGATCGCCGACCTGGGGAAGCTCTGACCGTGCCCTTCGAGCCCAAGATCGACGCGCGGGCCCTTGACCGGTTGGCGGCGCGGTTCGCCGCGGCAGGCGCCAAGGGCCCGCAGGAGATCCAGCGGGCGGTGACGTCGGTGCGCCGCGCCACGGGGACGGAGTCGCGCCGCGCGGTGTCGGCCAGCTACAACCTGCCGCAGCGCTACATCGGCACGGTCCAGACCATCAAGCCGGCCGGGCCGCTGGGCTTCACGATCAGCGGCCGCAACAAGCCGATTCCGGCCACCGCCTACGGGGGGCGCGCGCTGGCCCGCGGGGGCGTGGCGGTCGCGTTCGCCCGCGGACGCCGCATCGTGATCGAGGACGCCTTCAAGGGCGCGGCCCCCCAGGGCGGCGACAAGCTGTGGCGGCGCACCGGCCAGGCCAAGACCCGCCCGACCAAGGGCCGCTACGCCGGCGCGAAGTTCCTGCGCGAGCCGATCGACGTGCTCACCGGCCCGTCGGCCGCCGACCACCTGAACAACAGCACCGTGCGCGCCCGGCTGGACGGGTTCTTCGTCCGCCGTCTCAACAACGAAGTCAACCGCCGCCTGGCGCGCCTGCTGGCGCGGCGCGGCGCCTGAGGCCCCGATGGCACGCGAAACCACCATCATCGAGTTCGGCGCCGTCGATCGGCTGACGCCGACGATCGACAAGATCGCCGGCAAGCTCAACACGCTCAACACGGCGTTGCTGGGCGTGGCCACGGGCGCGGCCGCGGCGGTCGCCGCCGGCACGGCCAACGCGGTCAACAACTTCGACCGCATCGGTGACGCGGCAGCGCGGCTCAACGCCACCACCGAGGCGCTCACCGCGCTCGGCTTCGCGGCCGAGCAGTCGGGATCGAGCGCCGCAACGCTCGAAAAGGGCCTGGGCCGGCTGTCCAAGGCGATCGGCGACGCCGCCAGCGGCAACGGCGAAGCGATCAAGGTGTTCGAGCGCCTGGGCGTCACCTTCCTCGACGCCAGCGGCAAGGCGCGGTCGGCCGACGGCGTGTTCGTCGAGGTCGCCGAGCGCTTCAAGGGCATGGCCGACGGCGCCGAGGAAGCCTCGATCGCCAGCGCCCTGTTCGGCCGCGGCATCGGCGCCGAGCTGATCCCGCTGCTGAACGAAGGCGCGGACGGCATCGGCCGGCTGACCGAGGAAGCCAAGGCGTTCGGCGCCGTCATCGGCACCGACGCGGTGCGCAACGCGCAGGAGTTCAAGGACAACCTCGACAAGCTCACCGTCGCCGGCAAGTCGTTCTTCAACGGGCTGGCGACCGAGATCCTGCCCACGCTGGTGCAGTTCTCCGGCGCCAGCGCCGACGCCGCGCGCGAGACCGGCGGGCTGGCGCAGGCGGGCGAAGGGCTGGGCCGGTTCATCAACCTCGGCGTCACCGGCTTCGCGGCCCTGTCGGGCAGCGTGGAGCTGTACGCCAACGGCCTGCAGCAGATCGCAGCGCTCACCGCCGGCGACTTCGCGGGCTTCCAGAAGCTGCGGGCGGACGCCGCCGCGCTGGGCGCCGACCTCAAGCCGCGCCTCGACGCGCTGGTCGACGGCACCTTCAAGCTCGACAAGGGCATGGCCAGCGCCGGCGCCTCGATCAAGGGCACGAAGGACTTCACGATCGGCCTAGGCGGTGCGGTCATCAAGCTCACGCCGGACGTGGTCAAGGCGGGCAAGGCCGCCGAGGACGCGGCCAAGAAGCAGACGGCCCTGAGCAAGGCGCAGGCCGAGTCGGAGCGCACCGCCAAGGCGCTGGCGAAGGCGCAGGACGACCTCGCGTTCTCGCTGCGCAAGGCGTTCGAGGCAGGCCTCAAGCCCGCCACCGAAGCCACCCAGGAGTTCTCGGCCGTCACCGGCGAGCTGGTGCGCACCTCGATCCCCGACATCGAGGTCGCCATCACCCGCGCCAGCGACGCCTTCGAGGGCTTCGGCGACGTGCAGTCGGACGAGGCGCAGTTCTTCCAGGAGAACTGGGAAGGCGCGACCAATGCGGTCTACGACGCCCTCACCGACCTGATCGTCAACGGCCTCGACGACTTCGAGGACTTCGGCAAGTCGCTGCAGAACATCGCCAAGCAGTTCCTCGGGAACCTGGTGAAGCAATTCCTGTCGACGAACCTCAACTTCGGCGGCACCAACTTCGGCAGCCTGTTCGGGGGCGGTGGTGGCGGTGGTGCGCCGGGCGGTGGCTTCAACTTCGGCGGTCCAGGCGCGGGCTTGGGCACCCGGGTCGGCCTGGGCGCGACCGGCGTGGCGATCGCCTACAACGGCTACCAGCAGGGCAACGCGCTGCAGGGCGCTGCCGGCGGCGCGCTGGCGGGCTTCCAGGTCGCCGGCCCGGTCGGCGCGATCGTCGGCGCCCTGCTCGGCGGCCTCGCCGCTGCGCTCAACCGCCAGAAGCCCCCCTCCATCAACGTGATCGGCGACGACGTCGTCGGCACGCCCGGCTTCCGCAATCTCGCCCCCGGCTCGACCTTCGAGTCGCGCCTCGGCGGGTTCTCGTTCGCCTCGATCGACAGCGTCGACGCGCAGACCCGCAACCAGATCGGGCAGTCTGTCGTCAACTTCGACA